GTAGCGGGACCCTGTTACGGGACGATCGGCGGGCAGGTCCAGTCGACCTGGCTGCTGGTCGCGCCGGACGGGCACAGCGGAGTGGTGTACAGGCGCAGCCCCGCGCAGGGGTAGAACGGAGCCCACCCTTCCTCGGTGAACAGCTGCGTGTACAGGTTCTGCTGCAGGTTCGTCGAGTCGTACACGTTGGACAGGGTGATGACGTCCTGCCGGGCGAGGACGACAGCGCCCGCCGGGAACGTCAGGAAGTCGACGGTCGTCGGGAGCGCGCCGATGTACGGGGCCGGCCCGCCGATCGACGGCGCGGCAACGCCACCCCAGAAGTCCTGCCAGTCACGAACCAACTGCAGGCGCGCGCCCCGCATGGTGAACCATGACATGATCTCCGCGTCGGTCACGTCGACACGGCCGGCGTTCCGGCGGGAGTAGTCCGCGCGGATCTGCGCGATCATCCACTGCGGGAACACCACCTCGACGACGTGGTCGTTCGACAGGCCCTCACGGTACCGGGTGTCGAGGACGGCGAGTTCGACCGCCGCGAGGACGGACGAGGTGGCGGCGTCGTCCGTCGGGCCGGTGAACACGGTCGCTGCGCCGGCCGCGGTGACCAGCGCGGCGATGACCTGAGCATTCAGCTTGTGCGCGTGGGCGACCATCGCGCCGCGGCCCCAGCGAGCCATCAGCTCGGGGTACGCGGACAGCTGCAGGAACGAGCCGGTGAGGCACGTCACGGCGACGTTCAGGCGCTGGTCGGTGAACGTCGGACAGGGGATCTCCCCGCACGCCTTCGGAGTGTCGGCGATGACCTGAGCCTCGGTGAGGGAAGTGAAGAACCCGGACGCCATCAGCTGAGCGAACGTCGGCTGCTGCGTGTACCGGAAACCGCCACGGGTCGCGGTCACCTCCGGCAGGTCGATCAGGCCGTCGAGGGACTCCATCTCGCACAGGTCGTACAGGGTCTCCGACGGGGCACACCAGCCGGCCGCCGCGGTCAGGCTGATCCGGCGTGCGTCACCACCGGCACGCTTCGTCAGCGCGGACTCCCACGACGCGAGGAGGTTCCCGCCGGGCAGACGCTTCTGGTTGCGGGCGTGGGTGATGACCCGGTCGATGGACTCCGGGTCGTCGTGGGGGCTGATCGCGAACTCGGTGTCGTCGCGGCGGATCTGCATGAGGCCCTGCACGTTAGAGCGGCCCTTGAAGGCCTGCCCCATGAGCGCGGAACGCTCGGTGAGCGCGCGGCCGATCTCGCCGAACGACTCGTACTCGGAGCCCTGTCCGCGGCCCTCGACGAGTCCGGCGGCGTCACCGGGGACGACGAGGCGGAACGACACGGGCTTCCGGTCGGCGGCCTGCGGGGCGGCGGGGACGCCTGCCTTGGGGATGTCTGCGACGGACGGCACGGCGCGCTTGGCGGGGCGCAGCGCTGCGAGCTCGCCTGCCTTCGACTGTGCGGCTGCGAGCGCGTCGGCCCGGTCCTTGCGGGCGCCGATTTCGTTGTTGATGAGGGCGACGCGGGCGAACGTCTGCTCGGCGAGCTCGCGGTCGAACTCGGTGACGTCGGCGGGGTTCGCTGCCTCGACGGCGGCGTCGACCGCTGCGCCGAGCTCAGCTTCCAGCTGGTCATCGGTGAGAGCGGTGAACTCTTCGGCGGAGGTGACGACAGCGGTCGGCTCGACCGGGTCACTGGTGGGTGTTGCGTCGGGGGTCTGGGCGTCGGCCACTTCGACCCCTCCTCTCTAACAGGTGGGTTCGTTGTGGTCCGGCTGCGCCCGTCGACCTCATGTTCTGTTACGGGGCGTAAGCCCACACGTCTCGGATGGTAGCACCGATCATGGCTGGTGGCAGGGGACGTGAAACGGCCCGGGTGATGACCTCACACCCGGGCCGTGCCTCGAATCCGAAAGGGTTGAAGGGCCACCGCGGACCCGAGGCAGTGTGAACGCGGCGGCCCTGCCTGTCAGGCGGGGGAGCGTGACAGAACGCCGGCAGGTGCAGCCTGCGGCACCGTCAACGCTACGCCGCCCCCGACTGCCGCGCAGCCCATTCGTCCATCTCCTCACGCTTCACGGCGACCGCAGCGAGAGTCGCCCCGCCGGCCCGTGCCTTCCGTACCTCACCGAGCGTCGCGACGTACCACGTCACCTGCTCCCCGTCGATCACCCCGGTCAGCCGGTACGCGAGCTGCGCCGACCCACCACCACCGCACGCGCACGCCATCACACACCCCGCAGCATGTCGAGGCGCAGCGCAGCGAGCTTCTGCTGTGCCGCCGCGAGAGCCTGCATGTCCGGCACCGTCGGCTGCTCCCCGCGGGCCCGGGCGAGCGCACCGCGCACGCACCCCTCCGCGACTTCGAACAACGGGATCTCGACGCCGCCGAGCGTCCCGGAGATCGTCGGCCACGCGATGCCAGCGTCGGCGAACGCCTGCCGCAGATCCGCGGCGTCGACGTCGAAGCCGTCCGGGATCGTCAGCGCCATCGACCCCGGGGCCGGCGTGTCCGTCTTCAGTCCGAGTGCGGCGGTCAGCTCCGCTGCGAGGTCCCGCACGTATTCGCGTCGCTGCGCCACCTTCGGGTCCTCGACTGGGCGGGGAACGCCGGCGGCGACGAGGGACAGCTGCCGGCCCGACGACGCGACCACGGCACGCGGCCGCGGCACGGGGAAGCCGGGGACGTTCACGGCGTGCGCGGCGACGAGTTCGAGGTTCCCGCCGATGTCCCGCCAGTCACCCGACAGGGGGGACTGGCGGAGCGCCTCGACCTGCTCAGGTGTCGCGGCAGCCAGGACAGCCCCGGCGACCCAGATGCCGTACTCGTCCTCTCCGGCAGCGACCGAAGCGACTGACGTGCACACGTTGTCATAGTGGTCGGCCGTCGCGGCGTAGCCGAGCTGCCCGTCTGCGTGCCCGCCACCGACGGTGAGCTTCCCCGTCGGGACTTCACCGGCGTCGGTCATCGTCGCGCCGGTCCGAAAGTACGCGTACTCGGCGGCGGACTGCGGCGGGGTGACGCACCCGGGCAGGCCGATGTGGCAGACACCCCACACGGCGACGTGACCGAACACGCGTCCGTCGTCGGTGACGGTAAGCGGCGTCGGGCCGGTCAGCTGCGGGTCGGAGAACCATCCGAGCGGCGGAAGCGCGGGCGCGGCGGACGCCACCAGGGAGAACGGCGCGGTGATCGTGTCGTCGTCGAGCGCCTTCGCGATCTTGTCGTACAGGTCCGACACGACACCCTTCAGGCGGGTCTGGTCCGCCTCCGGGATGTCCGTGCCGCCCCGCGCCCCGTTCAGGACCCCGGCGACCGCGTACACCGCCTTCGGGACGATCCGCAGCTCACCGTCGATGACGTCCGCTACGCCCAGGCCGTACGCACCCTTCGTGTGCGGGTCCGCCTCCGGGTCCTGCCACAGGAACGCGCGCGCGTACTTCTCCCACTCCGCGTCTCCGGCGTCCGCGGCGTCGACTCCGGCCCACGTGGCGACGCGGTCCGCGGCGGCCTGCCCGTCCCACGCCGGGTCGTTGTCGGCGACGGGCATACTGTCCCATCCGGAGGTGCGCACCCCGGCGGCGGTGAGCGACGGGACGGTGACTCCGTCGGTGCGCAGCCACACGCCGGTGAACGCGGGGATCGACACGAGGGTCGCGCCGGCCATCTCGTACGCGGTGAAGACGCACACCTCCCCGTACGGCTTCGGCTCCTGGTATCCGTCGTCGTCGAACATGCCGTACCCGCCGCCGGTCTCGACGTACTCGACCTCGCAGCCGCCCGCGTCCATGGACGGGCCGACGACGCCGTTCGCGACGAGTTCCATGGCTTCGGCGACTTCGGGGATCTTCTCGGCGTCGAGCCACGTGCCGGTCGCGTTGACCATGCCGGACTGGTCGACGGACAGGGTGTCGATCCGGCCGACAACGACGGACTTGTCGTGCCCGTAGTCACTCATCTTCTGGAACGCCAGCGGCAGGGGAAACTCGCGGTTCGTGAACCCCGCGGGCATGATCACCCGGCCGTCGCTGGTGGGAACGCCGAGACGGCCGAGCACGGCCGTCCATGTGTCAGCCATGGTCTCTCCCTTGTGGTGTGGCTGCGTCTACGGTGGCACGGTCCACTGTCATGCCTCACGGAACGTCATCGTGCAGCGGCATTGGATGACGTTGCCTGCGGATCCGGTCGGGTCGCCGGGGTACTGCAGCTTCTCCCCATCGACGATGAACGGGGACGTCAACGGCTGCGCCTGCCCGTGCGCTGCAGCGTGTGCGGGGCGGGTCCGTTCGGGCTGCCCCAGGGTGGCGTGCCACACCTTCATCAGGGGGCGTCTGGTCTCGATCTGCTGCTGCGCCGCGCCCGCGAGAGTGCCCGCCTGTACGGCGGCGTGTGCCTCGGTGCGGCCGACGACCGTCGCCCGGTTCTCCCAGAACGGATTGCCCGTCACATCGAACACGGCCTGCACGCGGGCAGCGAGTTCGGGTGTCGACTCGCCGGCGGCGATGCCGTCGTCGAGGGTGCGGGTGATCTCGCGGTACACCTGGTCCGGGGTGTTCGACATCCGGTTGATCGACTGCGCAAGGTAGTCCGTCACGTACTGTGACTGGTCGAAGCCGGCGGGCGGAGCGGACCCGGTGACCGTCTGCACGGCGCGGCGCAGCGCACCGAGGATCGGCGGCCGCACGTTCGTCTGCAGCTGCTCCACCCACTGACCCTGCGCGGACAACACCCACACGGCGTTCGGTGTCATGCGGGCGCTACGCCACGGTTCCATGACCCGCCCGGCCGTGTCCGCCGTCCACTGCCGGGCCGCAGCCAGCCAGCCCTGGCGGATGTTCTCGTCGTCACTGGCCACGGGACGCCATCCACTGGGCGAGTGCCTGCGTGTCATGCGGCAGGCCGACGGCGATCAGACGCCGGCAGTACCCGTCGAGGTCCCACCGTTCGGCGAGTTCGGGGGCGTGCCGCCACGCGTCCTGTAGCAGGTCTCCGTGCCGGTCGTCGGGGCGCAGCTTGACGTGAAGTTCGTGACGGGGGACGTCCGCGTACTCAGCCTTGAGTCGCTGCGTGTTCAGGAGCCGGTTCCCGGCCCGCTCCAGCGCGTACACGACTGCGAGGGACGCGATGTCGACGGGCCGTGCGGGGGCGGCGGACGCGGTCACGGCAGGCTCTGCGGGGGGTGCCTCGACCGCTGGGGTGGCGGGTGCCTGGCCGAAGCCGAGGATCCGCTGCAGGACGGGATTGTCGAACAGCGTCGGGGCGCGGGACACCAGCTGTGTGGCGAGCGCGACCAGCTTGTCCTGTCCGGTCGGCGCGTAGTCCTCCGGGATGTGGAGCATGGTGAGCGCAGCCTCGGGTGTGATCAGGCCGCGGTCGAGGAGCTCGAGTACCTGCTGCAGCGGGTCGGGTTCGCCGATGAGTGCGGATCCGTCGAACGCGAGCATGTACCGGTCGGTGTCGGTGACGCCGGCGGCGGCTGCTACGGGCTGTAGGTAGGCGGCGGTGAGTGCGTCGGAGATGACGTCGAGTACGGGGATGAGGTGGGTTCGGTAGGTCTCTTCTGCGACTTGCCACGCCGACCAGTGGTTTGACGTGCCCATTCCTTCGACGACTTCGCGGGGAAGGTCGAGTCCGGCAGCGAGGCGGGCGATCGCTTCGGACCGAAGTTCGATAATCTCCTTCGACAGCGGCGACTCGAAGTTGATCAGCTTGAAAGCGTCGGCGAACTCCGCCGGGACCTCGAAGATGATCGGGACCTGCGCCGCAGCGGACCCCGGGTCGGACAGCGCCTTCCGCATCGACTGGAAGATCATGTCCGTGAGGGACGCAGTTTCCTCCGGCTCACTGTCATCAGTGACCGGGAAGTCCGCCTCCGACGGGACGATGAACGCGCCCGCGGACGCCAGCCGCGAGTCAAGCCGCGCAGCGATGTTCTGACTCGACTTCTCGATCTCACGCAGCGTCGGGAGCAGCGCCCGCACCGCAGAGTCCGCCGCGAGCTGCAGCCGCGGGTGCGGATTCCAAATCCGGATCAGGGTGTCTTTCGGGCCGACCTTCGTTGACAGGCCCGTGTCCGGGTGGGTGAACTCGACGGCGCCGCCGGACTGATTCAGCTCGGTACCCGACACGACCAGCCATGTGTCATCCGTCTCCTTACCCTTCCGGGCGACGACGACGACGTACACCTCACCCGTCATCTCCAGGTTCAGAACCATGGTGCGGATGTGCTGCGGCCGCTTGACGGGCCCGCCGAGGACCTTCCCCGCAATGTCGATGATCGTCGCGTTCGATGACGGCCCGGTCGGCCGGCCCGTGTCCGGGTCGATGTCCGCCGCATACATGATCGCCTGCGCGCACGCGTTGCCCTTCCACCCGGTCGCGTACCGCAGCTCCCCGCACATGTCGTAGTGCCGCCACGCCTCGACCTGCCAGCGCCGGTCACCAGCCGGAAGGGTTCCCTTCCACGCCTGCGCGCCGCCGAACGTGTACCGGGCGGCTGACGCAACGATCGCCCGGCGCGGCTGCTCCTGCACCACCACCGGGGCCTTACGGAACGGCGCCATCAGTCACGCTCCCACGTGGCGAGGTAGCCCACGACGTGAGCTGCGGCCAGGATCGTCAGGCAGACCTGCATCCACCTATGGTCTCCCCACGCCCATGTCGTGCCGACCACAGCGGACGACACCCACACGCCGGAACACCAGTCACACGACAGGAGCTCGGCGAGACGCGAGTCGACGCCGGACCGGTTAATCAGCCACAGGCGCAGCGGCTGCGTGATCGTGTCACGGGTTACGAGCCGGGTGATCCGTGCCGCGGCCAGTGCGGCGACGACGAACAGCCATGGCGAGATCATGCCGATATCGTGGCACAACTCTCCGTGCATGCGTCGACCCCCGCGTGTCCTACCACACGGGGGCCGGCGTGATCGTCATCCTAGCGGAGGTGCCCCAGGTCTCCGGGGAGATGGAGCCGGGACCGTCCGCGGGTCGGCGGGTCGAGGTACATGACGCCATACCGCATCGCATCGCAGCCGTGGTCGTCGGCTTTGTGTGGGGTTTCCTGCTGCTCGCCTGGTTTGTTGTCCCACGCGTACGACAGGAGCTCCTCGGCGGTGCACGTCGGCTTCTTGCCTTCGGCCATGAACGGGTCGGGGCGGTGGCACAGTGCGCCGCGCATGATGAACAGGCGTGGCTTGCCGTCGCCTGCGTCGCGCATGCGTGTCTTCACGGCGTCGATGCCGGCTTTGACGCGCTTGTCGGCGGCGCGTGTCTGCAGCCCAGTCTCGCGCTGGAAGACGGCACGGCCTTCGGCGTCGTGGTCGCAGACGATCGCGCGTGGCTTCGGCTCCTTCCACCGGCCGTCTTTCGTCCCGGTGTCGGTGACTTGCTTGAGTACCTTCGCGGCGATCTGGTCGACGGTTTTCCGGGACAGGTACAGCTCTCGGTACAGGTAGGCGCGGCCGTCCGGGTCGATCGCCCACCACTGCACGACCGTGGGGTTCGAGAAGCCGAAGTCGATCGTCCACACGCGCTGCCATGACGGCGGGACGTCGAACGCGTCGACGAGGTGGACGGCTTCGTTCCACTCGTCGTACACGAGTCCGTCGGCGGCGACCCACAGTCCGTGCCGCATGCGCTGGTACCGCACGCCGGTGAGGGTGTCGAGGCGCTCGAGGTACGTCCGCCCGTACTCCGTCCACTGGCCGTCGCGCCACATCCGCGGGTTGTCCTCATGCCGGCTGTAGATCATGCGGCAGCGCCCGGTGTCGCACCGTTGCTTCAGGTGGTGGTGGGGGCTGCCGGGGTTGGTGAGGAGACGCAGTTGCTGGTACGGCATGACGCCGTTACGGAGGCGTGTCTCCGCCATGTCGAGGTCTTCGGCGGTGGTCTCCGTCGCCTCGTCGCACAGGATGGTGTCGTACTCGGTGGAGAGGAGTCGGGTCGCCCGGTCGAGGCCACCGACAACAACCGTCGATCCGTTGCGGTAGCGGAACGCCGCCGGCTCCTGGCTGCTACCGCCATAGAAGCGGACGATGCCGGCGGCCGTCGCGTCGGGGATGATGCCGCGCCGCCACGTCACCAGCGTGGACGCGGTGAGGGA